CTTAATACAGCTATTCTTCTTGAGAATCAAGAACAATGGTGTAATGAGGCTAACACAGCCGGTAGCGGCGGTGTATTTGGTAGCGCAGGCAGTAACCAGATGTATAATCCAGGTACTAACGCTATCAACAGCGGTGACAACTACGCAAGTGGTGACTCACGTCTTCCAAAGATCCTCATTCCGATGATCCGTCGTACCTTCCCTGAGCTTATCTCCAACGACATCGTTGGTGTGCAACCTATGTCAGGTCCAGTAGGACTTGCATTCGCCCTACGTTATGGTTATCAATCCCAAGGCCTTGGCCAGGGTGTTGATGGTACATCGTATTCTGGTACTACCGTTGGTGGTGCAGGTACCATTCCAGGCGTAAATGCCGGTTATACCGGTATTGGTGGTAGTCTACCAAATACAACTAACGAATTAGGTTATCAGTTCCTCGACACTCGTTTCACTGGTGCTTCTTCACAGAAGCTCTCTGGTGCAACAGGTGCGTGGACATTCGCAGCACAAGATCAGGGCGTTGCCCAGATCCTATCTGCGTTTGAAATCACTGGTAACATACCACAGGTTGAAGTCAAGTTCGAAAAGACAGCTGTTGAAGCTGGTACTCGTAGACTTGGTGCACGCTGGTCCGTTGAACTAGAACAAGACCTTAAGAACATGAACGGTATCGATATTGATGCTGAGATCACAAATGCGATGAGCTATGAGATCCAAGCAGAAATCGACCGTGAAATGATCATGAGAATGGTCCAGTCCGCCCTCAATGCAGGGTACGGTTCTGGCTTCTCTTTCTGGTCTCCAGCTTCAGCAGACGGCAGATGGCTCGTTGAGAGAAACCGTGACTTCTATCAGAAGCTTATCATTGAAGCAAACAGAATCGCTGTCCGTAATAGACGCGGTGCTGCTAACTTCATCGTCGCAACTCCAAGAGTTTGCGCGATTCTTGAAATGCTTCCTGAATTCCAGTGGGTACCTGTTCAAGGTGATGTTTCAACTCAACCAGTTGGCATTGCTAAGGTAGGTTCCGTTGGTGGAAGATTCACAGTGTATCGTGATACTCGTACAGAAGTACAGAACTCTACAATCTACGGTAACGTAGGTTATGGTTCTCAGTCTACTGCTCCTGAGTACGCGCTACTTGGTTATAAAGGTTCAGAGTTCTACGACACTGGTATCATCTATTGCCCTTACATTCCTATCATGGTTCAGAGAACTATTGGTCCAAACGACTTCGCACCACGCGTTGGTCTACTTACCCGTTACGGCGTTGTAGACAATATCTTTGGAGCAAACCTCTACTACCACGTTGTTATTGTTCAGGGTCTTGGTGCAGCGTTTACACCTGCTACGCAATCAGTATATTTTTGAGTAAATAACTGGTTAGCTTTCAGGGAATTGCAACCAAAGAAACTTAGAACCGAAGGGGCCGAAGACCCTTCGGTTCATTCTTTTAATATAATAAACTCAGTACCTCTAGGAAATAAATGTTTAGTAATAGGTAATCTTTTCTTTATTATAAAGTAACCTTCACGAGCTAGAGTGCTAAAAAGTGAGTCATCAGTTTTATATTTTATTTTAAATTTCTTCGAACTAATATTTTCAATCATTATATCGCCGTTAGGGTAAATTATTTTAAATTTAATTTGTTTAAGTCCATTTACACTATTATTTTTATTACCCTCTTTCTCACGATCTGTTAGACCTGAGCTGGCAATCCTATCAGAAAGCCTCTTTCCAGCCTCTCGATGTATTACGGTCATACGGTCAATAAACTCTAGGTCTAGTTTATTTTTGACTCTTAGCGCCGCTGCTTGTTTTTTTCTACCTTGTTGTTGTAAATCTGTTTCCCCAGCTTCGTACTGTCGTTTTTTACTATCACTTATTTTACGATTAACTTCTAACCGCTCTGCAGGCTCTAGATACATGTAATAGTCTCCACCTACACCACCTCGATGAATATTATAACATCGATCTTTAAATATATATTTTAATAGTCTAATAAGTCTAATTTCTCTTCTATTTAGATCCTCGATATTATCTATTTGTAACCGTAGAATACGTACATCGAAATTCTCTATACCGTATTTCTTTATAGCTCTCTTTAATCTATATCCAGATCCAAGATATCTACCTCTCTTGGTTGTATATACGTGTTTGCCACCATATACGTTCCCATTAACTAGATTTCTAGTGATATACAGCTCATGAATTTTCTTACTCATGTAAATATTTAGTCGAGCTGGGGTGGTTCTTTTTTGTTTATATTCCAGGGTCATTATAAATAATGATATGTTTACGTTCGATATAGTACTCGAATCCATTAAGAAGTCTATTACAGCAATAGATGATAAGCTGCAGGACTTTCTTACTACGAGACAAGCCGGGGCGAGAAAAATTGCTAATCAATCACAGAAGAAAGGTGGTTATGCAGTATTAACAGCTATTCACTTTAAGGCTAAAGAAAAGCCTTATCAAGAATGTATAGATCATCAGAATGACGTTTCATTCATAGAGAAGAAAGCAGATGCATGCTGGGATAAGCTCAAAGACTGGAAGAGTATGTCTCAGCGTGAATTTCAACATGTTATGGGTCAATTAGAAGCATATGGTGAAGTCTATATTAGAGAGACAAAGCCTAACAGCATTAAATTTGATAAAAATTAAGCAGGTAGAATAAATATTAATATGCCTATTATTAGCTTTACATCACAAGCCCTTTCATCATACGGGCAGTCACCTGCTAACCTATCCTGGTCTCTATCTGGCGGTACTGGCGGATACAATACTGTTGAACTATTAACTGTTGGTACTGGTCCAGTTAACAACGCTTCACTTAGCGCAAAACAGGTTAGAGGTATTGCATTTAACGCTCTCACATCTCCTTCCTCTGGTACAGGTATATTTGCACCTACACTATCAGCTGCTACAGGTACAACATTCAGAGTAGATAGAGCATATAACGGTGCTACTTTTCCAGTTATCTACACTGACAGTTCTTCAACAATATTTACATGTGTAACGTCTACAGTTGCTCAGTCCTTAACTGCTAATAATTATGATTCGGTTACACCTAACATTAGAAGACTCGTTCAACTTGGTTATCGTTAAGGCTCCCCTCAGCAATCTATAAGAGAAAAGGTCATCTATTTTATTAGATGACCTTTTTGTTTTATGATATTTAGACTAGTTTTATCTAGAAGGGTTAAAGCTGAAGTATTGTGCTCTATAAAAGATAGGACCTGCAACTGCTGCTTTCGCGGATAACTGATCTGAATTTACTAAGCCTCTAAAGGTCATACTCTCATCATTCTTAAGAAGGAATGCAAAAGGCTCTGTAGAATATCCATTATCATACGCACTCAATGTACTACCAGTTCTGTTGTATAGAATGACTTCAGAACAAGGTTGTGAAGATAATCTTGTAAGGTTTGTTGCAACGGTTTGATTAAATGATCTACATTCATTTATGTTGTAAAAAGTACTACCGTTATTTGAAATAGGTGCTGCCATACTATTATTTATATCTAACACAAAAAAAACCCTAAATAGCTGTTACACTATTTAGGGCTTTTATTACAATCAGTTAATTACTGCTTAGGAGTCTTAGAATGAGGTATAGTTGTATCACTAAGTATCTCGCAGAGCAATTCAGCATTAGAAGCTCTTTCCGGGTTAATATCGATACCACCACGACGGGCATAAAGACACTTAACTCTTAGCTCCTTCGGTTCAAGAAGATCATACAGTCTCTTATAGATAGTCTCACAAATCTCTTCATGGAAGTGACATTCATCTCTAAATGAAACGATATACTGTAACAACGAAATAGGATCAACAGTCTTCTTAGAGTTAATATAGATGTAAACATCACCCCAGTCTGGTTGTGAAGTTACTCTGCAGTTCGACTTAAGTAGAGCACTATGATAATGAACTTCTTCAACTGGAGCATCTTCTATTACTTCGAGTAACTCAGGAGTCTCACTATAAACAGAAAACTCAACACCATCAACTGGATATGTATCTTCAAGAGTTAAAACATCTGGTGTATGCCAGTCATCTACAGCGTTGATACTACTAGCTGCTAGAACTTCACCATTACTGCAAACAGTAACGCTAACTGTAGTTTCAAGCAGCTCAGACAAATCCTTTACAGCTCTCTTCTTAATCTCTTTGAGAACATCACGAGCAGTTTCGCCAAGATTAGTCATATTGAAGGAGTTGAAGTACAGCTTAAGAGACTTCGACTCAACGATATACTTGCTATCACACGAATAACTAAGCTTCACAATACCAACTGCAGGTAAACCATAGTTAGTAAGACCTGAGATTTCGTAACCATTCCAAGTATCATAACCTACGAACGGAAGATTGTCATCCTTAATACCTAGATGATTTCGGTTTGTTTGACGAGGTTCACGTACAAGTAAGCTCGGATCGTATTGAGATTTATACGAAGAAGTCTTACCAAGGTGAACGTTAATATTCGAGTTATCTAATTCTTGTAGTGCCATAATGTTATTTTATATTATTAAATATTAATTTCAAGTCCCTTTTTCGCTAAAGTAGCTTTGATAGTTTGTAGTCTTTCCTTTACTGTACCAGTTAATATTACAACGCCGATATTTCGTGTTTTGATATACTGCGTAAACAATTCGATAATTTCGTCACGGAATTTGACATTATCGCTACGCTCTCCATCAGCTTCTAACTTAACATCATCTGGTGATGTATAGAAAATAACATCATATTTCTTGATAGTAGAGCTAAAGATGTATTCAGCAAAGCTAAACACATTCATACCTACTTTGTGTTGATCGCAAAGCCAATGAGTATAAACGATACCATCAAGAGAACATCTATCTAGAATATAGCTACAATCAACTTGACTGCCAGCTCGATATGCATTACGTAGATGCTCACCCATAATTAATAGCTGCGTAATATCTGTACCATCTTCATTGATTGGTAGATCATACTCACGCTTAACTAATCTTGTCACCTCTGGTACAAACTTAAATGGAAGATCATCACCATCATTACACTCCTCTAAATGCTTAAGAAGTGTAGTTTTACCTGTGCTTTGTGCTCCTGAAAATGAAATTAACATAACGTATTTTATAGTTTATCTTCTAAAAATTCAACCCATGTTTCCAAAGAAGTTTCTTTTAACTCTTTATAAGTCTCGTCTAAGCTAGTACAGTTTACTGATAATCTCTTCTTTTGAGCAGCAACATTGCCACCGTCAACTTCAGATGTAACATTATGAATAACACTACCAATATACATATACGAAGGCATATTTTCCCAAGCTCTCTCCTGAGGATCCTTTCCTTTCAGCTCCGGATAGTAAGTTATAAGGCCTGGGTGACCATTATACATCATATACTTACTACATACACTTGCAGGTACAATATTTAACCATCCATGCAAAGTTATAATATTGTACCCATCTAGAATATTGTAATAGTCAATCTTTTCTTGCTTACTCAGAGATTTATATTGACGTGTGTTGATAGATTTTGCGTTTATAATTCTGCTATCAGTTTTAGGTTCTCCAGTTACATTATCAGTTATAATTAGATCTGGATACCTACCTAGCTTATCAGAAATATCACAAATTTCTGAACCCGTTTGAGAATAAAAAGCAGCCCACTTCATCGACCAATAATATGTTTGAATTCCTTTGCGTTAT